GTTTTTCTAGATTAATAATATCAGATGATCCATATCCAACTCCATTATTAGATAATTGAACTGACGTAAGTTCTCCTCTAACTATTGGTTGAACTTGTGCTTCATATGCTGTAGTAGTAAATCCAGATGTAGTTAACTTAACTTTAATCTCTGGATAATTAAATGAATGAGTTCCTACACCAACAGATGATAAATCTAGATATTGATTTGTATTATAATAATAGTTGGCATAAGTACCTCCTACACCGACCTGAGAGAGCTTAAATGTATTCTCATTAACCTTTGTGACATAATAGTCATTTCCGCTTGTTAAACCGCCTATAGGGGTCTCCTGAGAGGTATATGTAATCCTTTCACCAGAGGAATAACCATGATTACTAATATTAATAGTATTGAGAGATGTACTTATTCCACTAATTCCAGTTACTCGCTTTTTATTTTCATATCCTGTACCTGAATTAACAATATTAATCGATTCTAATACACTCTTATTAGCATAAGACTTAATTATCTGATTACCTGTACCATATGAAGTAAATGTAACTGTATTAAAACCTACAATTGCTTCCCATGGCTTATTATGAAGTCTAATCTTATAATCATTAATAACATCAACATAATAATTTGATGCGGTACTTAATCCACCAACTGCTGTTTCACTATCACTAATATAAACAATTCTTTCACCAGTCAGGAATTTATGTTTTTGAGTAAAATTAATAAGAGAATTAGCTTGACCTAATATAATTCTTTCACCCTTTTGAGTAGCATCAAATTTAACTTGATGTGGGATAAGTTTCATATTTGGAGTCAATACTGCTCCAAATCCATTACCACCACTAATAGTAATAATAGGTTTTTCATGATAATCAAAACCAGGATCAACAATTCTAACTTCCTTTATAGAACCCGATACTGATACATGACCAGTTGCACCTGTTCCTACATTATCATCAATTTTTAATGGTGGTGGATTAATTACATCATAATCAGATCCATTTGATAATAAATCTACACTCTTAACTTCACCATGATAAATGTAATCCCTAGATTTATAATTAAGAATTTCTACACCATTAATAAGAATACCAGTAAATCCTGCTTTTGTTTTTGTCTCTTGCCCTTCATTATTGGGAGAATCTATTTCTCTTAATATTTTTTGTGTTTCTAAAATCTTATTATTATAAACACTTTTCTGAATTTTATTATCAGTTACTGTTATTGGTGCATTATCTGGAATACTAAGATATCTATTATTTAAAAGATCTGATTTAGATTTTGCAAGTTTTATAGTATTAAGATCAACTCTTTCAATAAAGTATATTCCTTCATCAACAAGACCAGGACCATCTACTATTCTACTAGTAGGTTGACCAGCAGAGTTAATAAAATTCTGAGTTATTTTATTAGGTGAATAGTATATCGAATCCCCAGTATAGAATGCATGATCCTGAGATGATATTTCCCAATTAGTTCCACTAAAAGTTCCACTAAAAGTGACTGAATGATCATAAGCATCTAATGGTTGAGTACCATAAGAAGGTATTGATGGCGATGCAACCAATAACTTATCATTATCCAAATAAACATTCTGTATATCAGTAGAAAATACTGAAATACCTGCACCAATTGCATTACTACCACTAGGTACTGCTTTTGATATAGTTCTTCTTATATTATAGACATCAGAAGTAGAAAGTGCTCCTTGTCCACTTATAACAAAGGATTTAGAAGAAGAAATTGATACAATTTCACATTTTCTAGGTGAACTATCTCTACCATTAAGTACTGCAGCATCACCTACCTTAAAGAAATGATCTTTATTTAAGGTAATTTCCCAAGTTTGGTCAGAAGCATCAACTAACTCAAATGAATTTACTACGTAAACAGGGCATCCATTATAAAACCAATTATTAGACTTAAATCCAGTAGCACCAATACCTAACGTATTAATTTTTATTTTATCACCAGATTCATATCCATAAGCATCAGAATCAAAATTTAACGAATTAATAACAGAATTTATCTTTATTTTAATAACTTTATTCTGATCTAAAGAAGAATATCCATATGCATACGTGTTTATACCAACATCAGTGCCATCTAATATAACACCATTCAGATTTGTACATCCATAGAACTGTGTTAATGACTTTGAGGTATAAGATACGATTCCAATTGATAAATTTTTATATTGTATTGATAATTCACCACTATTTGGGAATCCTACTGTAGAATCTACATCTAAAACAGTAGTTCCTATACCCACATTACCTATTACTCTTGTTTTAGAATGAACTGAAAACTTACCATAAATTGCACCATCAGTCATTCCACTTCTACTATAACCAGAATCTACCGCAAGTTTATAAAATGTCTTAGCAACACCAGCAGTTCCTGTGGATACTTTCTCAACATATGTTATTGGAGCATATGCTTTAGTGATAGTATCTTCATATGGATCCTGGAATAGGGTAGCAGTACCTAATTCTTCAGGGTCACCAGAAAAACTTTCTACTATAAAGTTGTCAGCAACCTTATAATTAGCATTTGATGGTGTAAAAAGGTTATCTCTAGGCTTTATAACACTTACATCTTGATCATAAAGTGCCTTAAAGAGTATCTTAAAGGACTTATCAGTACCTTTAGAAGAATAAAAATCACTTGATTGCTTTATAAAAACGTTTTGATTAAGATTTGGTGTTAATTCTCTTTCACCAATACCTGGTAATATTTGCTGTTTTGTCTTTGTTAAGAATTTTTTTAAGAATAATACACTTAAATTTTCTATTTCAGTGCCTTTTGAGTGTGCTTGCCTCTCAGTACTCCTAAAAACTAAATTTTCTGCGTTTGCTTCTTCAGTAAAAGAGGTAATACCACAAAATCCTCTATGACAATTAACAAAAGTTGTTATTGTTTTGCTTTCATAAGTTATAATTTCGTCATCAATCTTAATTAAACCATAAGTATCGGGAAATCCATTGGTTCCTTCAGGTGTTTTTATTAAATCTACAACAATATCAGTATCAGTAATCTCTACATCAGTACCTAAAATAATAGAATCTACTATATTTGTAGTATTATCAAGCTTAATATACTTATCAATATTCTGTATTAGATCAACAGGAGCACCATCAAACTCTTGAGCAATGTAATATTGCTTTAAGAAGTCGTTAATTAGAGGATAATCTTCCTTAACATAAGAAGGAAGTTGATTTTCAACTATATTATTAAACTGTATTCTTTTATCTGTGGTGGATATCATTTATTTTAGTATGCAGATGTAGTTGATGTAGTAGTTTCTCCTCTAACCAAGCTTCCATTATGATAACTAGAGGTTACGATGTAATTAGATGCCGCAGGATCGAGTCCTGATGAAATTTCATCGACAATTGGCTCAAATTTACTGTTGCTTGTGTCTAATTGTAAGTATAAATCCTGCAATCCAATCACGTCATTGGATTTAGGACAAGCAGAGATCTCAAGAATTGCTTGACCATCCTTTAATTTACCCGATGTTATGTTAATTGGGTTCAATGTAACTATTCCCTTAGTATAATTTATAAACCCAACGTTACGTCTAATTACGGTAGGTGATGTAGAGTTGGCATTAGGAACAGAAAATAAGAATAATGTACCAGTTTCGAGATTTGTATCGGGAACATCTGACAAATATACGTTATAATCAAGTCCAGATACCTTAAATGCAGAAGATTTGATGTTATAACCATTCATATTCTTGATATAGAAGGCATTTCCGAACCCAACAGAGTACTCTGCAAAGGAATTTGTCACTAATCTAAGGTCTCTTCTTATCTGAACAGTAGTAATATTGGATGTAACAGACTCATGACTCTGATCAATGATGTTTAGGAACTTACTATACTTAAATCTTGCTCCATATTTGTTCAATTCAGTAGAATCTGCGTATCTTGCAGCATTATTTGATACAATTGAAGAAACTTCTTCCGCATTTCCAACCAAATTACTGTTATAATAGATTTTTGAGTCAATTTCAACATAAAGATACTTAAGATCCAGGATTTCTGGGACAATTCCTGCTACTGCATACTTTTTCAACTTCAATTTTATCTGTTCTTTCACTAAATTTGGTAAAAAATCACCAAATCTTGGTTTTATGCTGATAAAAACCTTTCCATATTGGGGTGGAACCAGTTCTTCTCCCCCAAAAACGGAAATTGACTCTGTTTCGGGGTAAATTTTTGCTGGAACTAGTGATTCATAGTCATTTGCAGTTAAAGCACGGTTTTGAGACGCATAAACTCTAGGTGCAAACTTTTTAATTGAATCAACACCCTCAATTTCCTCTCCACCAGACCCACTTGACCCTGTTGTCAATAAAGAGATGCCACTAGCAACATTATGAACACCAGAACCCTGAATATAGGTCAATCTACCACTAAATGTAAACTGATTGACTCCATTTGCCATTTCACCGTTAGAAACGATGTATTTTACGTTAATTTCTTCACCTTCTTGCAATCTTCTACCAAAAATACCATCACCAAAGAAGATTTCGTACCTTTCATCTTCAATTTCTTGTACATAAAAGACTTTTGAGTCCTTATCTATCTCAAAAAGGTTATCTTGGTAAGAATACTTGAATTTTTGGTTAGTTGTACCTGCTTTTATGTTAATTAAGGAAGTATCAACCCCTATATTAGGTAAAACAAACCTCTGATTTGGGTTTTGAGACGTATATGTGTAATTTTGCGTTAAAAGTGTGCCTTCATAGAGGACAATATCGTTAAATTGAGCAATTCCATCTATTACAGGTCGTGTTATTGGTTCTAAAATGGAAAAAATGTAAGATTGACCGCCAAATGAACCCGATGTTGATGCTACTGGTCCTGGTTGAAGGGTAATTGTTGATGGTCTAGGGGTAATATTTGACGTATTTACGAAAAAACTTACTGATGCCCTTGATGCAGTCCTTGATCTTGGTAAATATCCGATATTTCTTGCTAAAGAGACTACATTTTCTCTTAAAGTTGCACTATCAATGAATACTTCATTAGATACCATGTTGGCATTATAAGAAGTAATATAGGTATTGTATGCCAGAAGATCTATTATCGTGGATAAATTAGATCCATCAAAATCATAGTCGGTAAACTTAGAGTTTGCCCGTAAATAATCTTTAAGTGTTGTTTTAACCTGATCGAAATCAAGGTTTGAGAAATTGACTAGTGGCATTTTACCTAGTTGGCTGCAAAACGAATTGTAACTGTTGTTGTGGAACGTCTGCTCCTATAATTTCATATATTATAGTGACATCATATGAATTGTTATCAAAATTAGGGTCTGCTATAACATCGATTAATTCAACCCTTGGTTCATAATTTTTAATTGATTGCTCAATTTCACTAACAATTTGGGATGCAGAGATATTATCAAGATTCTCAAAAAGCGTTCTATTAATCCTTGACCCAAATGTAGGATCAAAGGGTTTTTCACCAGGAAGAGTGAATACTATATTACGTACAGAACGTGCAATAGCATTTTCGTTCTTAATTCCTATTAAATCACCGTTCAGTGGATTAGACTGAAAGGTCATACTAATATCCTTAAAACCTTGATTGACTCTTTCTAGAGGCATTATAAAATATTGTTACTATTTTATTATTTAGTCAAGATTTATAAAGTTCTTCATCATATTCTAGTCCATCTGCTTCATATAGGTCATTATTCACCTTATGATCCGTTTTTTTAGGTGTTATACCGTCATTTGCTATCTCTCGTAGCATTTTTTGATGTTGATTATTACCCAAATTGTCTAAAAAGTCGTTCATAAAAGTATTAAGAGCTCTCTTTATTTATTTGAGGAAAAGGTATCAGTCCTATATTGCCTGTAAGTGCATGTGGGGGTACATCCTTTAATATATCAAATCCAAGAGTAATTCTATTGGTATCAAAATGAGTATTAGGACTTATAACCTTATGTTCTCTATATCCTGGACCAATATAAACATTACCAACTTCATTTATTATTTCATATTCAGGATTTCTAAAAATTGTTTTTGTATTATGAGGTCTAATAGAAATATAACCATGTATTGGCCATTGATGTCCGTGCCAATCTAATAAACCTCCTTTTTCATGATAATTTAACCAACTTTGCATCCATAAGTCCCCATTACCATTATAATCATATACGAATTCATTTAACTCGCAATAAAGGTCATAAAAGACTTTAGTTGCTGATGTAAGTCCAAATACATTATACTTACCATATGACCAGGTAAAATCAGAACCAAAAATATCATGATGCTGAGTAGTATTAACCGCATGGTCAATAACATTACTCAATTCATCATGATACTTAGTGACTATATTGGATTTGTATACCTTATAGTCTATTTGCCTTGCCCCCTACTTCTTTTAGGAGCACCATTACGAGAGGAAGCGGTATATTTGGTATGCTTTCCTTTTCCTTGTCGAGTTTTTTTCGGTCTAGACTCTATATGGTCTACATTAGTATTAAACATCTTTGCCATTTAACATCCCTCCGAGTCATGTGTGTTTTCATAGTCTTCGACTTCTCTGACAAGAAGTTCTCTTTTCTCTTCACCTGAGAGAGTATCGAGTTTCGCTGCTACGGATTCTGTCGAGGCACGAACCCGATATTGAACCGAGTCACGCTTCGACAGTTCTGTAAGAATCGCTGCCTGTAGATCCCATAGATCATTAGTATCCTTTTTATCTAAGTGGTGTTCTATCCACTCTACGATTGCTTTATCAGTCATTAGATAATACGAGATTTTTCGTGCCCTACACGAATACGAGGATCACACCAGATCTCGAAACCTGCATCCATTGCATCTAAGCAGAATGATACATCTTCACCACACATATCCTGGACACTGCCACTCTCGAAGACTTGCATCTTAGGAGCAAACCAAGGGTACTTCATCTTCTCATCCTCGAAGACTCCCTTCTCTATCATTAACCATCCGAATCCTGCATAGTCTACTGTGAAAGGCTTCTTACGCTTGCTGATAGACTCAATGGTTTCGTGGTTCATAACTCCCCCATTCTTACGGAAGTCATCTTCATCTAACCAGTGTGCGACAGATGTAGTTTTGCCATCCTCTGTGCAATACCATCCTGAGACGATTTTCTTCTTCTTAGTATCGTCAATTGAACCATCCTCAGTGACCGCATCAGCAGGAATCGCCATATCGCATAATTGCCAGAACTTGTTAGTATCAAAGACTATATCCGAGTCAATCCATAACTGGTAGTCGTATTCTAGTTTACCATCCCAAGGTATCTGATCTGGTCCACGTAATACATTTGCTCCAAGACACTTACATCTTGCGAAGTTTACCATAGAAGAGTAGTCCTGGGATATCTGAATAGACATACCGTTCTGAACCATATCAAAGCATAACTGCACAAAGTTCTTCAGATATATGTAAGATACTCCTCTACCTGGAAGACAAAATACTACTGTCTTACCTTTCATTCTCTGTTTGATAGCAGGAATATCCCAGTCTTCTTTTTTAGATGATGGTTTATTCGCTTTTACTGTAAATCCTTTTGCCATAATTCCTAGTAGCTACACATCAATTATACTAGGTATGTAGCACAATGTCAATAGGAATCCTCTTCCCACTCGAACTTATTATACATGTCGATATTCTCCCGAATGACTCTACCTGGTCCCCCAACGCCACACTTTGGTCCTAACCGAATATAACTTAAATCATCTACTGAATACTTACTCTCTAATAAATCTACCATTACATGTAATAACTCCCATTTCTCCTCAAATTCTTCATGGGGCAAATTACAATATAATACCTTATCTTTTGCATAGATGTGATAGGTAGTTGAATCCAAAATTTGTACTGGGGATTTTTTTACATATTATGAAATCCATGTGGCGTTTTTTATACCACGGAGATTTTTTTTATATCTCTATATCTATCTCTCGATTTGTCACCTCTGTAGGTTAGG